ATTTGCGAATGTGGCCTTCACGGTTTCCTCTCCTTCTTCCTTTTTCTCCTCACCACCGGATTCTTTTACAGCAGACTCAACCTCATCTTTGGTTGCTTGCTGTCCGGTCCACTTGTTGTATCCCGGCATTGTCTTTCTGTTCTCTTCTGAATCAAGATACTCAACCTCATCCTGAGTCAAGAATTGCTGTATGAACTCAGTGCCTGTCATACCTTCCGGCAATAGGATTCTATCGTTAGCTATATCTTGAGCGATGATACTGGCCCACTTCGATGGGGTGATTGTCTTGTCTCTAGGAATAGCACCGATCTGTCTACCAAAAGAGTCAGCCAATTCTGGATCAGTCTCTTTAAGTTTTTCCCAGTGCCTGAGATTCTTGATGTGATATGTAGATTTGTCCTTAACCGGCGACGTAGCTGTCGGAGTTCCTCTAATCCATTCTTCACCCGGATCAGAATCGAACCTCTTAATATCCCATTTGTTCGGGTCTTTAGGATCAACTCTAAAGTATTGATCTCTCTTCTTCTCTTCCGATATTGAACCAAATATATCCTTAATGGTTTTAGGACTAGCGCCAAGCTGTGCCGCTCGTCTACCAGCTTCAGCTTTAGATGCTGGCATATCGAACCTGCCTTCATCATCAGTAAAGACTTCTCGCCAGATGTTAGATATTCTTTCTTCTTCGTCGAACTTATCTATCTCGTTCAAACGTGAGGTAGCCATCTCTAGGTATTGCCTAGACCTAGACTCCCCACCCGTAAGCGCGGCTATTGCGTCGAGCAACATAGCTTTACGGTAAATCTTTTTTAGGTTATCAAGGTAAGCCTTCTTTCGTGCGGCAGGATCATAGGCATACTTTCCCCATATCTGTTCTAGATTGGGGTTCTCTCTCATCTTATCCCTGTCGGCTTGCGCTGTGTTATTTATCTTTGGCAGTTCACCGATGCCTTGAGTAAGACCACCCTCTCCCATAGTGCCGCGGGGTCTGGTGTCTATCTGCCCACCCTCTGTTACCTGTCTTGGTAGTTCTTGACCAGATAATCTGGTCGGCATATCCATTTCATTTAAAGCCTGAATTTGTGGGTCAATTTGAGTTTGAGGAGGAGCATATGCCATAGGGTCATCTTGACCGAATGTGCGTCCAACCGGAGGCGGTGTAAGTTGTTGCCTTCTAAAATCCCCGTAACGACCAAGTGATTCCTCTACCTGAGCCTGACTAGGGGCCGCACCACCTGTTTCCTGACGGTTTCTAGCCTGAGCCATGTGAGCATACCAATCCTGCATCCCCCTCTCATCATGCTCCGCACCTCTTCCGGGGAAATCACCTTGCCCAACGTCAATTTGTGGGGGTGGGACAGGGCCGGGGGGCGCTGTTGGTTCACCACCAAAAAAGTCTGTCCCCGGTAGGTTAGTGGGGGGTGGTCTATTAACGGCAGTTGCCCCAGACCATGACGGGTCGATCATCCCCATGTCCTGACCCGGCAACATCCTCTGAAAATTTGGGTCGCCCTTTATAGTAGTAGTTTTAGTCGTCGCTACGTCAGGGTCTAAAGATTCTTTTATAACAGTTGTTGTTTCAGTAGTCGGCGGCATAGAATCTAAACGATCTTCCGCTCCACCCATACTGGTTAGCAACCCTCCCCATGTTTGAGGGGGTACACTAGGTGGACCGAACCGGTTAGCAAATGGACCGGTGCGAGGTTGCGCTTGCCTTCCCTGAAGAAGTCTCTTACGCCGCAACTCTAACAACTGTTGGAATGTCATCGGCCCCTTCTCTTCAGGTTGGTCGGGCCATAAGAAATACCCGGAGGTGCTACCTGATATAGCCCTGCCTGTTTTAGTGTGTCATCACCAAACCTACCACCTCTCAAATTCGCTCTTGGTCTGGGCATCGCTGATGAAGCGGCGAACCCCCAGAACTCCTTGTCGAGGTCTTGGGTAAAGTTATCAAACATAGAACCGAAATTAAAATTCATTATCCCATCCCCATTAATAAGGCTGAACCTAAGCTACCTAACATACTGCCTAAGCCACCACCTTGTCTTGATGTTCCACCGTAGTTTCCACGAACCATGTTAGCAAAGTTTTGCAGGTGCTGTTGAGGAGCATTCGCGTAGTAGTTCCAGCGTTGCATATCAGCATCTATTCCCCTCTGTTGTGCATCCATCATCTGCTGACCCACGTTGCCCATTGCTCCGTACATCTGAAGTGGGGCTGACATTATGGATGGGTACATCTGGCCGTACTGAACCGCTCTGTCTTGAGCGCCACTGTAAGCATCGCCGTACATATCCGCGGCCCTGTTGACAAGGCTAGCGTTTACAGCGTTAGATATTCCCTTCTGCAACTCACCGAATTGTCGGGAACTAGCGCCGGGACCACCCTGATGACCAGCCATCATAGCACCCTGCCTTAACTTAGGTAGGATATTGCTCTGGAGGTTAGACGTAACCTGATTAGCCATGTTGCTGATCAAGGGATTGAATACCTCAGTATTCACACCACCGGATAAGCCACCTATCAGAGCCTTCTCAGCCGCCGCCTGTTGGGCAGCAGATCGTGGACCCATACCATAACGCATGGTGTTTGCCCAAGACTGTTGCATTGGGCCACTAGGTCCAGCTACAGTCTGACCGAAATCTCCGTAGTGTCTTGGTGGTCCCTGACCCCATAGTCCCTCAGCCCTATCAAAAATCTTTTTAAGATGCGGTTGCTGCGGTCCCCACGGGGCATTCGTTGTTTTTGTTCCACTAGACATGAACTATTCTCCTATCACCATCTATCTGGTCCAGCAAATCCTCCAGCGCCACCACCCATTCCACCAGAACCCTCACCCGATGTATCTGGATCAGCGCCCTCTGGTTCGGCACCTAAGAAGCCCATGCCACCACCCCAGTTTTCTAGGGCGGCCATCGCTTGGGCCTCTTGTGCGGCTGCGGCCTGTGCTGCTGCATTTGCCGCAGCTAGACCCGCAGCACTTCCAATCGGGTCATCGGGAGTGTTGAAATCCCCCCATGAAGCGCCCGGAGGACCAGCCGCCTGAGTGTTCGGAGCAGAGAAGTCACCCCACGATGCGCCGGGAGGTCCGGCTGCTTGAGTATTAGGGGCAGAGAAATCTCCCCATGAAGCACCGGGAGGGCCAGCCGACTGTCTATTAGGAGCAGAGAAGTCACCCCATGAAGCACCGGGTGGGCCTGATGCCTGTCTGTTTGGTGCTGACCAATCCCCCCATGAAGCCCCCGGAGGTCCGCCCCAATTTATAGTAGCACCGGGCATTACTCCAGCTTGAGTATCTTGAGTTGGGCCAGACGGTCTAGAATACCCCGTCCATCCTGTGTTGGCATCATCCATAAACCCTTCATCGGTGTCTTCGTAATCCTCGTAGGAGCTGCCTGTGTCCTGACCCTGACCCGGATCATAACCGGCGAAATCAATACCCATTGCGTGTCCTATTGGGGCAAAGAACGTGTCTTGCCACGGGACTCCAGCGTCCGTACTCTCCGATCTAACACCCTCACCTTCAGCACCAACCCAGTTATCATCTTGGTCATACATTTCTTTATGATGTTTTCTACCAGATTCTAAATCCTTCCATTTGTCAGAACCTTCTCTGACGCCGGGGTATTTGCTACCACCTCCACCGCCGCCGCCCCCGCCACCGCCACCGCCGGGAGGCCAGCCGGGGAACATACCGGGAGGAAATCCACCACCACCACCACCTAGAAAACCACCGCCCCAGCCGCTTCCGCCGCCGGAACCATAACCAAATGGATTCATGTTGTAGTGCATTCCACCACCCTCAGCTAACTGAAAGTTGGATGGCATAAACCTAGACCAATCCTGTAGAGGTCGGTTGAACATCTGTCCATAGTATTGTGGGCCAGCAAATGACGGTGCCGCATGGCTCATCATGCCGGGATACCTCTGGTACTGGCCCATACCCATACCCATAGGTCGTCGTCGTCGTCTTGGTGATACCATAATTACCTCCTAAGCCATTGTATTCCAGCCCATATTACCCCATCGGCCACTGGGTGAGCTTAGTAAACCGCGTAACTGTGGTGACCATTGACCACCACCCTGCATTATTGCCTGTTTTGCCCTACCCATCTTACCGCGGTCAGCAAAAGCCTTAGCCTTCCAAAATTGATCTTGTGAGAATCCTCGTCCTAAGCCAGCCCACCTGTCGATAGGGGGCCGGTGAGGTCTAAGTCCACCAAACCATCCACCACCGGGTTGGGTAGGTCTAGCCTGAAAATCACCACCACCGGGCTGCGGCCAGTAAGTATGCTCTGGTCTTCCACCACCACCGGGTTGCCACGGGCCTAACTGGTTTCCTCCACCTTCATCCCTGTCATCCACCCCATTGTTATTAGAGTCTCGGAAGTCAGCAGTCCGGGGGGTTCCCCATCCACCACCACCTTCAACACCAAATTGTGGCGGCGCCCATGTATCGTTTGATATATATTCACCAATAGGCTGTGGCTCGTTCAACTCTGGTCTATACCAGTGGGGTTTGTTCATGCCACCTTGTCCACCACCCATTCCGCCGGGGAAGGGGCGTTCCACTGGAGAGCCATCAGGATACATGGCACCATGCGAATACTTCGGCGGTCCTTGATACCGTCCACCGCCCATTCCACCGCCCATTGGCGGGTACTGCTCATTCATTCCACCTGACATTATTGCATCCTCGATTTTAAGTCTTTAGTATATACAATGTAAGTGTCATTCCAATCCGGCAATAACTTCTTCCATCCCTTTCTACCCCACAGTTCCAGAGCAGTACATCCCATCTTCAACGCAAACACTTCCAAGTTATCTTGGAAATGTCTTATCTCTTCAAAACTTTCCCCCGCTAGTGAGATCACTCGCAGGATTTTTTTCTGTGGGTAGTCAATGATCTGTGTTACCATCACAGAATGAACCTCATTATCTTTAGTGAATATCCATAGTTGCATATCGCCATGAGTCAGCGGTTCTAAGAAATCTTCAGAATTTAATTCACCCTCTGTATGTTCTTGAACTCTGTCAAGAAATGGGTGGACCTTATCCCAAATATGTGCAACATCTTCCGGCATTACTAAATGCCCCTTTACAATCATAGTTTATTCCATGTATCGTTAAAGTATGCGTAGATACCCTCTCCACCCGATCCGGGGTTCCAGTTGGTCCCATCAGCATATCTAATATCACCATCCCTTGCTTTAGACGGTTCTACATTAGTTTGTTCTAACCTCATCGTATCCAGATTAAATATAATATCCCCTACCCTATTTAACTCATTAAAGAGGTAATCAGGTAGTTGTTCAGGGGCGACGGGTGCGGGGTTTGGCGACCACCTGTTTACAGACTTTACATCTTTAGGTGAGTATGCCATTAGTATGCCCTGCTTCCTCGCTTCCCTCTTGGCTGTACTTCAAAAGCTAAACTATGTAGTTTCCAATCAAAGTCGCCGGCAGATTCTATCTTCACACCAAAGAACTTACCAGTAACCCTACAAGAAACTTTTGATTGGCTATTTGGGTTAAACAAAACCGGCCCCTCCCAAGTGATAGCTTCTTCTGTAGCCATCTGATGACCAACATAAACATTTACTGAGTTATTACCGGAAACCTCCATCTCTGGATATACTGCGGATACGAATTTTATTTCAGAAGGACTTTCAAGATCGTACCCAGTGCGCTCAACATAGGAAGTCATATTAGCGGTGCCTTCCTTATTGCCGGAATTGTCCCTAAATATTTTTGTATTTGAAACATCAGCAAACACTAGGTTCTCGGCAACATTATCATAGTTTCCAGTACCCCACGCTCCGGAACCAGTGTTCCAAGTTCCCGGAACAGTTGTCCAAGTAAGTCCGGCTGATATTGATACAATACCAGAGTTAATGTGTGATGTATCTGGTAAATCTCTTAAACTAAATGTTCCAGTTCTCCAATTCCATATGACCGCCTTGTTCACCTCATCTGAACTACCGGATGGATAACAGGCTAACATCTCATTTCTTACATAATCAGCGGCGACAAAGCATTTCTTATAGTTATCGCTAGCACCATTTAAGTCTTCAAACACAGTACGTCTTAATTTCTCTGGCAGTAGCGGTGTTACCTTTTGACCATTGCAGATATAGAAGTCAGAGTTACCTATAAAGAAATGACCATTCTCATACTCCGCTAGAGCATTTTTTGTCAGGCATCCTATAGTGGGGGATAGTAGTTTAAACGAGAATATGTAGGGCGTTCCCACATAGTTCATAATATAAATAGCATCATTTTTGTAGATCAGAAATGAGTCACCAAAAGCCATTCCGTCTATGATATCCCCCGGAGTATCAGCTAATTGGTATTCACCAGCATCCAGTTTATAATCCGTTTCAAGCCATGTCGATGGGGGTTGTCCAAAGGAGGCTTCGGTAGACCACTTAACCAATCTCGTTTCTTCTATGGAACTTCTTGACCAGTTCAGCCCAACAAGGAATGTTCTGAAAGACCTTATAACTTTGCAGCTTGTTCCAGACGGCCAACTTCTAAGCTCCCTAAAAGGAACCGTTAGTTCTGGTGTAGCACTTGAATTAAGCGGCCACATTTGTGCCGCATCTGACCCATTAGTGGCTACAATCAAGCCGTTCAAATTGGTAGCTTGCCATCTGTTCCCTTTTAAATTGGCACTATAATCACTGTCACCAGTTGCCGTTGTGCCTATAGGTGTTACGACATAACCGCTTGAGTGTGGGGCCGCTGTCGTGCCACCCTGCGCCCTAGAGCAACCAGTGAGATCGTTGCTTGATTTCCCGGTGTATGTTACTTCCTCATAAGCATCAGCATCACCATCATCAATAGCTTCCGATCCCATAGCTATACTTCCACTCGCCGGAAATGCACTAGCATCCGCTAAAGTTATTGTTGTAACCGCATCATTGATTCCGCCGCTAAGAGTTCCGGTAGCTTGTCTAGTTACATCCGTCCATATAGTACCATTCCAAACAGCTATGTCCGTAGCGCCATAAGCTATCCAATAATAGGTGTTAGTGTTTGTTAGATAGGGTTGAATATAATAAGGGGCAAACGGTATTGTAGCCATTACCTCCTCATAACCAGCGCATTTCTTTACACCGTTATCAAGAAACCGGACATTATTTCCACCTGACCAACCATTTGGTGGAAGATTGTACGGCGGAATATCTTGTATTATTCCTACCTGACCTACATTAGTTATAGGTACAAGTGACATTACGCTGGCGGGGTTGGCCAAGTAATGTTAAAGGGATCGGGCTGAGTTGTTATATCTCTTAAAGCCTGACGATATGTTTCCCATTCCGCTTTCTTTTCAGATGAAAATGGAACATCAGAAAGAACTGTCCAATCACACGAAAGCAACTTAGAATCCCTTAGTCCCCTCACTTGAACCCATTGCTCAGAATCCTTCCCTCCTTCTACTTGCGCCCAAGTCGGCTTTTTGGAGGAATCCTCATATACTACATTACTGTTATAGTCATTCTCATTTTCAACTGAGCCGTATATAGCAAACCCATAAGGAGAAATAGACCACAAAATATTACTTAATGTTTGTGTGTTCATTACGCTGCAACCTCCAAAACTAATACTGAAAAGTCTTCTGAACTTACACCACCATCAGTAGCATCAACGCACTTTGCTTGAACTTTAAATGTTTTTGTTCCGGCGGATAGTGGTGTTGATTCCAATACTATCATGGCTATATCGGCCTTACTTTTATTCCCACCGCTACCAGTTCCAGTACCAGCACCCGGAAACCTAAACCCCGGACCATTGTACTCAAGACCAACAGCAGCAGTATTATCATTATCATATATTCTATATGTAGAATCCTGACTTATATTATAGTTCCACGCATCTGTGGCACAAGTTGCTATTATAATGAGATTTGTGGTTGCACTATCTTTTACGGGTTGAAATTCAAAAACATTAGTAAATGAAGTTGATCGAACATCTGTTCCTGTATTATCTTGAAAATGGGTTATCTTCCTGATACCCTTTATAGCTGCTGTAGCATCGGGCAACGTATTCTTTAGTACAGTCTTTATTAACCGTATATGTTCATCACCCTGCGAGATATTATCTGATCCCGTAGGGTTGCTGGTTACCAGCCCATCAATGTATGTTGCGCTTTCTAATGCCATAATTTATACCTTTGGAAATTTAT